CGTCTTCGCCGAAGCGCCAACCCCATCCGAGCCGGAGAACCGGAGAGCGGTGAAACCCCAGAACGCGGTCCCGGACCCAGTCTCCGAGTCGGACAGGGTCCAGCCAGCGCCACCGGCCGGATCCGGCGCGGTCCACCCGTAGGTGGCGCAGAAATTGGCAACGACAATGGACTGCGCCAGCGTGTAGACCAAGCTGTTGCCGGTGGGCGTGGCGAGCGTAGTGACGTTATTGGAACCGGCGCCGACCACGGCCAGAATGTCCCCTGCGGCGGTGGTCGGGGTGACCGTCTTCGGGCTGGTGTTGTTCAGCCAGGTCGACGCCTCATAATCAGCGACGAAGGTGGGCGGCGTCGCCACAGCTCACCGCCGAAATCAATAGAGGCCGGTCTTGAGGAGCTGCTTCGCGAACACCCGAAAATCTTTCGCCGTCGGCAAGGTCGCGCCTGACTGGAAAATGGTCCGCAACTGATCGAGGTCACCGAACGCCGACCGGAGCCGCGCAACCTCAGGCGCGGTGTAGTTCAACGCGAGCAGATCATTGTCGGTGAGGGTGTCCAGGCAGTTCTCTTTGAACTTCTGGACGTTGTAGAGCGCGCTGAACACAGCCCGCGCCAACTGCGTCGCGGTCGCGTCGATCTCAGCCAGCGTGACCGAACCAGCAGACACCTATCACTCCTCCCATTCGACGCTGAGCGCCATCTTGTGCCCGGTTGGTAGAGCAACATCACGGTTGAGGAATGCGAATCCGTCGGTGGTGCCAAGTGCGAACACCGCCTCCTCGAGCAGCTCGAACGGCAGGTCCGCGCCGGACTGGCTGTTGAACGAGATCTTGTAGAAGTCGGGTGAGGTCACAGTGGGCGGGGTCGCGTAGGTGGTGTTGAACACGGCCTGCGCGGCCCCTGAGTTGGGGTCGAGCTTGGCACCGGTGACCGCACCGCCGGGGGTAGTGCCGGCGTTGGTGGTGCGGGCGATGCCGAGCTGCAACTGCTGACTGGTCGGCACAGTCGCTGCAGGGGTAACGATTCCGACGGTGACGCGACGGAGCTTTCCGCCGCCGTTGGCAGTCGGGCGCAGCCACGCGAACGCCGTGTCTGCCGCCAATGCCGCCGCCGACTCGACAGTCGCGGTGTAACGGGCCATGAGCTGATCCCTTTCAGAAGAAACCGGTGTGTTGACCGATAATCGATTCGGGTCTGGCGGTCAATCGTCGTCGGTTTTGGCCGTGGTCTGGTGCCGCGCAGCCTGCTTCGTAGCCCGGCCCTGCGGAGGCTCATCCCGAGCGACCCGTGCCGGCTTCGGCTTCTCGTAACCGAGGTCGGCGAGCTGCCGATCGATCTGCTTCACCCGCGGTTCATTGCCATAAGCGACAACGTTCTCCCGTTCGGCGAGCAGCTGCCGTACTAGTCCGGCGCGCTGATAATCCACATCGGCCATGTCTGGCGCTCCTCGAGAAGGGTTGGGGGCGGCGGGGGATGCCGCCCCCAACGTCGATCGGTTAGAAGACCGGCGTGATCAGGCCGGTACCGGTGATCTCCTGGTGGCTGTTCGCGTAGCGCCGCAGCGTGTAAGCGAAATAGCCGTAGAGCACGAGCAGGACACCGAGGGATGCGGCCGGGGTCTGCTCAGCGCGGATGAACTGGGGCGCGCCCGGGTCCTCCCACAGGAATGACTCCTCGGTCGGCGCGATGACGATCGAGTCCTCGTTCGTGCCCGCACCAAGGTTGATCGGCATGTTCGCGTCCACAACCACCGCGGTACCGTTCGGCAGCAGCCCACGGAACCCCGAGCCGTAGCGGGTGGCGTAGTTCACGCCACCGGTCTGGACCGGGATCCCCGGGTTGGCGATGAGCGGCCAGGAGGTCGTCATCTCCTTCGCGAGCCAGTTCCACCGGCGTGGATGCATGACCGCGATATCGGGTTGGGCCTGACCGAGCAGCGCCGTCTCCGAGCCGGACACGCCGGCCAGGATCTTCGGGTACAGCTCGGCGCCGGTCGGGGTGGCATCGGTGTAAGCGACGTCGGTGGCGACCGCCAGCAGACCGGTCGTGGCCTGGTTGATGATCGTCGAGTCAAGCACCGTCGCATACCGCCGCTGCAGATCGTTCATGACCACGGCTTCGATGCCGGTGCCACGCTCGATCGCCTGCCGGGACAGGGTCTGCTGACCGGCCGCGGTCTGAACGTTCTCGGTGAGCAGTGTGTCGTCGATGTTCGTCTCCGACACGGCCGAGTTCTCAGTGGCCTGCAGCGCCGCGGACGTAGCCGTGGTGATGCGGGAGATGTTGACGGTCATGCCGGCCGCAGGTAGCGCCAGCTTCGTCATCGCATCCGCGAACGGCCGGCGAGCAGCCACCGCGGGGGCATACATTTCGGTCAGGTACTGCGGCACGGTCAGACCAGCGAAGGCACCGGTGCCGGCGGCACGCTCGAGGTATTGGCCGCGTTCGACCTGCTCCTCGTGCATGTGCCGGACCAGCCGGGTCTCCGCCTCGAGGTCCCCATACAGGAACCGGCGGGCGATATCCCGGATGAACATTGCACCATTGCGGGCCTTGTCGTTGGCCTGTGAGTAGGTGCGTTCCTCCATGCCGACCCGGGCCACCCGATCATAGGCGGGCTTCTCCCGCGTCTGGACGGTGGTCGAGTCCTTGACGCGTTCGGTCTGCGCCTGCTCGATCTCCCGCTCCTCATCGCGGGCCTCACGGGCGAGGGTGAGCTTCTCATTAATCCCGGCGATTTCCCGCTTCGCGGTTTCGCCGCGTTCCTGCAGCGTCTTCAGCTGGTTCTCTTCGTCCTCAGTGAGGTTGGACCGGCCGTCGGCACGGGCCACCTCGAGGATCGCCTTACGTTCGGCGAGGGCCGTCTTGCGCCGCTTCTCCGCGATCTCCAGTTCGACCTCGATGCCAGCGACGAGCTCCTGAATGGTGGGCATACATGTCCCTTGTGAGTGTTGTGACAGATTTCAGTGAGCTCAGGCCGATATGACTGTCGGCAACACTCGCCCGCTATGAAGGGCAGGGCGGGAGCGGGTTATTCGTCTTCGAGCGCGAGCATCGCCTCAGCGAAGGCGACGCTCATCCCCGCCCGTTCGGGGGCGGGAAGCGTGGGAAGGTCGGTGCGGGCCTGCAGTCGAGCGAGGGCCGCGCGAACCGCACCGGCGGGAAGGTGATCCAGGTCGGCGAGAATCTCCCGCGACCGGGCGGCGACAGAGGTGTACGGGTTGGCGCCGTAGTTGACGGCGGACACGTCGCCGCGGTTGATGTCGTAGACGTTGATCCGGTACTCGGTGAAGTCGTCGTTCCACTCACCGTCGGTGATCGTGAATGCAAACGACGACTCGGTGATCAGCTTGTCCTCGACCGCGGTGACGAGATCACGGACGTCCTGCCGCTTCGGGTTCACATATGCGTCATACTCGAGCCCGGTCGACTCGGTGAGGAGCAGCGACTCGTTCGTGGTACGGGCCATGGTCACGCCGCGGTGGTTAACCAGGAACGCCACATCCGGTTCAGCAGCAAGCGATACCTTGCCGGCGCCCGCCGAAACGACCTCGTTATAGGGGCCGAACAGGTCCCACATCTCGTACGGCTGCTCGTAGGCCGAGGCTGTGCCGTGAACGTGGTAACGCTGTTCGCCCTTCCAGTCGATCAGCCGCACCTCGAACCGAGACGGGAACCCCAGCACCCGCGCCGAACCCGACGGCACCTCACGGGCGTGGTCGCGGCGTAGCTGCCGCAGTTCGGCGGGGATGGTGCTAGCAGTCATGGTGTCCTCGTTCGCGTAGAGGGCCGCCATCTGCGCCTGCGCGTCCGCCTTGGTGTCGTGACAGCCCGCAGTGGACCCGTCCGAGTCTTTGATCACAGCCCACTGGCTCGACCCGCAGGTGCCGCCGCCTTGCTCCACGTGCCAGGGCATCAGCTCACCGCCGTCGTTGGCTGCGTGCGGGGGGCGCCGTAGATCGTGGCGTACTCGTCGATGTCGGTCTGGGTCAGCGGCGGACGGTCGTCCAGCGCGCGCGCCTCAGAGTTCGTCAGCACTCGCGCGTCCAACTGCGTCTTGATCGCCGTCGCGCGGGTGGCGGGGTCCATCCGCAACAGCGCGTCCGTGTTGAGCTTCACGTAACGGGGCGCTGGGGTGAGTTTCGACAGGTTCTTCTCACGGCGGGCCACCGCCGGCCCCAAATTCATGATCAGGAACTGCAGGTTGCGCTGAGTAATGTTCGCGTACGTGACGTTCTGGCCTTGCACCGCAGCATCGATCAGGTCCGAGGGGCAGCCAAAGAACCGGGCGATGTCCGTGAGCGAAAACTTGCGGTCCTCCAGCCATTCCATGCCCATCTGCTGGATCTGCAGCGGGTTGTACTCCCAGTCGTTGCCCGATACGAATGGGTCCCCCACAGACACCGACGCCTTGAACCGGGCCTTGATCTCCGCGGCCTGCTTCGGCGGCACGACCTTCTGGCTGTTCCGCAGATGAGCGGCCGGCACCGCGCCCTGACTGAACCACGACTCGGCGAAATTCGTGATCGCCAAGTTCTCGCCGATCACCGTCGCGGCATACGCGAGAGGCGACAAACCGACAGGCAAGCCGGCGACGACGTACTGCCGCTCATGCCAGACCTGCTCGGGGGGATAGTCCTTCCCGTCGATGCGGTACACCAGGGCGCCGGTGTCCTTCTTCTCCACCACCGTCCACGTGCCCAACGCCACCAATTCGATCAGCGACGGGAAGCCCTTTCCGTCCCGTTCCCGGATGAACCCGCAGTCGTTGCCGGCCCGGTCCAGATCGAACTGGGTGGCATACATCCAGTCCTGATAATCCCACTGATCGCCACCCGGCGCGATTAGCACCCTAGGTTTCGGGACCTCCACCTTGCCCTTGCCGACCTTCCGGTACACATCCACCGGGAACGTCGAGATCAGATCCGCGCGCAGCCGCAGACACGCCCACACCGCCGAATTCCGCAACGCCGTATCAGGGGTCACCACCTGACCGGTGCGCGCCGCAGTGCGCTGCCCGATGAACTCCTCAGGGGTCATGCCGACGAACCCGCGGGCAACCCTCGCCCCCAGCCTCGTCAGTGCGTTCGCCACCCGAATCCTCCTAGTAGACGGACTCGAGGACGTCATAGTTAATCTGTTGCGCCAGCCCCCACAATGCGCCGGTTATGGCTGCGATCGGCGACAGGTCCGCCGTCGATTTCCGCCAGCCCCACAACCACAGACCCTCGCCGTAGGGGCGAGCGGTCGCGCCATCCAAAGCGATCGCGAACAATGGATTACCGGAATGGACGAAGCTGGCGTCGATCGTGGCCTTTTGCAGATAAACGCACGCTTTGCCCATCGCCGTTGCAGAGATCACATCTACTTCGATGCCCGCTTTAAGCAGATCCGGGAGGATGGCTGCGACCGCACCGGTAGCCAGTGCCAGAAACTTCGCGCCCTCATACTTATCGCGTAGTTCAATGGTGCGTTCGACCAACCAATCGGTACCCCTGCGATGATCAGCGAGGTCGAGGAACGGCATGTGACGCGCCGTCAATTGAGCGACGCCGATGCTCGCGTCGTGCAGGCTTGGGGTCACATCCAGACAGAACACCGGTGTCCCGGTCAGTTTGGGCTGGCGTTTCCGAGCCAACCCAGCCCAAAGCCCCAGATCGATCGGACGGGGCTCCAGGTTCGGCACCCGCCGACACAACACCTCGGTCAGGAATACCTCAGGCGGATCAGTGGCCAAATCAGCGGCCAACGTCTCCTCGAGGATTGTGTGCCCCAAGGCAGGATTCGCCAGCGGCCACACTGACCGGTCCGCCGGGTCACAACCGTCCGGCGCCGACCACTCAAAAATCCCGAGCGAATCGTCGCCCTCGCCCGTCTCGAGCGTCCGCAACGCCTGAGCCTGAAGATGGTTCAACACAACCGAACCATCGTCGCCCATGTTCGACAACGCCCACCGTTGGCCACGCGGTCGAGCGTTCGTCGTCTTCGACGAAGCAGACCAGGCGTCCCACGTGCGATGCTCACGCAGCTCATCGAGGATCAGCAGATCCACCGCCAGCGAACGACCGCCACGGCGCGTCGCGGTGCCGATCTTGTAACGGGCACCGTCCACCGTCGACAGGGTCTGCTCACCGTTCGCGTACCGCGGGATCGTGAACTCGCCGTCAAGCTCCGGTACACCAGCGAAGACCGATTTCCCAGCCGGACCCCACGCCAGCTCCGTCGCCTTCAACCACGACTCGCGGGCGTAATCCAGGTTCGTCGAGGTGCCCAACACCAGCCGGGCCGCATCCATCACCAGCCGCCACAGCGCGAGCACCATGAGCGCGGTCGTTTTGCCGTTTTGGCGGGCAACCAGCACCAAAACCGTCCGGAAACGGTAAGACCCGTCCGGTTTCAGCTCCAAACCGTGGACAAATAGCCATTCCTGCCACGGCAGAAGATCAATCCCCAAAACGTCCCGGGCAAAGTCGCAAACCTCGAACCCAAGCGACGATTCAGGCGTCAACTCCCTCAGCGGACGAGTCCACAATCGGGGGACGGCGCTCCCGAGCCTTACGGAGCTCAGCAAGCTTTCCACGAACGGCCCCTTCAGCATCTAGGGCCTTCCGCTCGGCCGGCGCTCCACCCAACGACCGCAGCACACCGACCAACATCTGCCCGATGTAGCCGATCGCCCGCTGATCGTCGCCGGCCTTGTCGATCTCGGACGCATATTTCACGGCCAACGCCACCATCGCCCCGTCCGACGGCTTCAACCACGACATTTCAGCGACCGCTTGCTCCACGGCCTCCTGCAGTGATCCACGGATCCGAATCACCCGGCGAGTAGCAGGCATCCGAACCCCCAGTCCGCTTATCGGAGAGAGAGAACCGCGAC